TCCTACCGCTACAAAGCCAAGAGCAACCGCGCAAGCCACTTCCCCAGCTATGATGAAAAAGAAACCAGGAACTGGTACAAAAGGTAAAGCAACAGCAATGGGCTTTCCTCAATTAAAATCAATGGCTAGAACTAAAAAGTGCTAAAATGCCATTTATAATGAAAGGTGCTCCATATAATTGTGATAACACCCCAATTTATAGCATGGACATGGAAGATAATGTGTTAGGTATGGCCCAAAATAATGGATCTATTTTAATTAATAAAAATATTTCTCCATTAGAATTAAAAAACAATAAAACAATTTCTCACGAAAAAGTACATATAGACCAAATGAAACGAGGGGATTTAGATTATACTGATACTCATGTTATTTGGAAAGGCAAAAAATATTCTAGATCTACTATGGATGAAGGATCTAAAAAATTGCCTTGGGAGGCTGAAGCATATAAAAAACAATAAATGCGCGTAATTATAGTATTATATAACTTTAATATTATTTAATTATGAAAAAAGTATTTTTAATTGTAGCGTTTTTAGCATTTGCGTTTAGTGTTCAATCACAAAAAATTACTAAAGAATTTTTAGTAGGCAAATGGGTTTCAAATGAATCCGAAATAGAATTTTCTATTGGTAAGAAAAAAGAATTAAATATTGTTTCTTATTCTTATGTATCTGGTAATTATTTTAAGATAATTGGTTATCAATTTAATAAAGGTAACTTTTATTTAAAAACATTGCACGAACAAAATAACTGGGAGGCAATTGGTAAATATTTTTTGATTGATGAAAATACTATGGTTGTAGACTATGTTAGCAAAGCCCCTGGTCAAACCGTTTATAAAAGAGTAACAAATAATAACTAAATAAAAAAATAAATAAGATGGCATATATGCAAAAACCGGGTAGAGGAAATCACCCAAAAACAGGCCACGGACTTCCTTCTGTTCTTCATCAAGAAATTGAACTTACTGGCAAGTATGAAAAAGGTAAGGAAATGTTAAAAGGACAAAGAGAAAAAGGAAATACCCCTGGAGGAATGGCTGTTGATGCTGCAACGGGTGTTGCTACGCCAAATAAGCCTGTGCATACTGTAGTTAAAGGTGGAGACTATTTAAAAGAACTAGATTCTGCGGGAAAATTTGTAAGAGAAGTTAAAGCAGACAGCAAAGAGGGTAAAACTTTTAAAAGTAGTGTAGAAAAAAGAAATTCAGACACAGCTACTAGTCAAACAAAAAATGCAAATCAATATAACGCAAGTGGCGGCGGTACTTCCCCAGATAAATTATCAGCGGAACAAAAAAATACCTTGGTTAAATTAGGTAAGGCTACTGTTGTAAAAAAATAGTGAATGGAAAATCTATCAACAACAGGTTATAAAAGAAATAGCCCTGACAAAGATAGACCTTATAATGTAATACCTAGCGGGGACATCACAATGAAAAATGTAGATTTCCCCGTTTTGGGTATTGATAATGAGGGCAACTCTAAGATAATGCATACAGAAAAAGACTATCATTTTCCTGGAGATACAGTGTTAGAATTTCCTTTATTAGGTAGTGGAATGAAAAATAAGAATGAAATATACAATAGAATATTTAAAAAATAAATTATGGGACAATTTGGTAATCAACCAGACTTTGCAACAATATCAGAAACTTTCACTACATTCCCTAAAGTAGCTGAGCAACCATCAGCTGTTTATATTGGAGCTTTTACCCTTAATGAAGGAGCTTCTATTACCGTTAAATTAGCCGGTGATAGTTCTAATACCACTTTTTCTGGATTAAAAGAAGGTATGTTTATGCCTATAATGGTAACTAGTGTAATTAGTGCAGTGAATATACCTGCAACTAGTATAATATTATATCGATAAAATAAAATGACAACAGAAGAAATAGCGGGCAAATTAGCGTTCTTTCATGAACAAGTACATATAATTCATTGGCAAACTAAAAACTACGCTGAGCATATTGCTTTGGGTGAGTTTTATGAATTTTTACAAAGTTTTAAAGATGATGTAGTAGAAAAGTTAATGGGTTATACTGGCAAAAGAATTCAAACTATGAAGATTGAATTAATAGACAATAAGGCCGATGCGCTAACTGTTACAAATAATATTATTGCGTTTGCTACGGAATTAATGAACCACGGTGAATCTAATAAGTTTTGGGATATAAGTAATATGGCTCAGGACTTATCGGGTAAAGCAGCGCATACAAAATATCTTTTAACATTGTCATAAGACAAATAGCAGGTGGGAGGTAAGGTATCTCACGGGTCTCATAAGCCCGCTTAAATTGGTTCGACTCCAATACGTTGCTACTAATTAATAATTAAATTAAATAAAATGGAAGTAGTAAAACAAATTACAAAAGAGCAACTAGAAACAATTAGAACGCAACAGAAAGATTTAAATACGTTGTTAACTAATATAGGTATTATAGAATCTCAAAAGCATGGATTTTTGCATCAATTAAAAGACGTTAACTTAGCGGTTGAAGACTTTAAAAAAGAAATTGAGGCTGAATATGGCCCAATCAATATTAATCTAGAAGATGGTTCTTATACTTCAATAGAAGTTCCTTCTGTAGAGGAAAAATAAATGGATACGGTAATTAGAAAAATTAGCATAGGCGTTGATTATAAAAACGAAGCAATGCACTATTCTATTGGACAACAAGTATATGGGGGACATGAAATCTCCCATATATTAAAAGATGCTGAAGGGTGGCATAGAATATACATAAGAAAAGGCGACGAGGTTATGCCTTGGAAAGGTTTTAATCCATATATGGCAATAGCTATAGAAAATGATTTAGAATACTAATGAAGAGTGTATTTGATTTTATTGTAAAACCTTTAGGAGACAGATATAATAATGAAACAAAAATAGATGGTAAAAGTTTAATAACTAATACTAATGTTGAAAGTTTTAAATCTGTAAATACCATAGCCATTGTTGTTGCAATACCTTTAGCTTATACTACAAATATAAAAGAAGGCGACTTAATTGTAATACACCACAATGTTTTTAGAAAGTTTTATGACATAAGAGGTAAGCAAAAAAATAGTAGATCTTATTTTAAAGATGATTTATATTTTTGTGCATTAGACCAAATATATTTATATAAGTCTGAAGGCAAATGGCAAACATTAGGGGATAGATGTTTTGTAAAACCCCTTAAGAATATTGACTATTTAAAGCTAGATAAAGAACAAAAGCTTATTGGTATACTAAAATATGGAAACGAGTCTTTAAACAAGCTTAAAATCAATCCTGGAGACTTAATTGGATATACTCCTTATGGAGAATTTGATTTTGTAGTAGAAGGAGAAAGATTATACTGTATGAAATCTAATGATATTGTAATTAAATATGAATATAAAGGAAACGAAGCTGAATATAATCCAAGCTGGGCACAAAGCTGTATTAGAACTAATTAAGGTTGCTGAAGAAGCAATCTTAGATAATGGAGAAGATGATCTATCCGCTGATAAACTAAAGAACGCAGCGGCTACTAAAAAACTAGCAATATTTGATGCCTTTGAAATTCTTACAAGAATAGAACTTGAAGAAAAAATAATAACGGACGAAGAAGAAGCAAAAGACAATACTCAAAAGGTGTTTAAAGGTTTTGCAGAAGGGAGATCCAAATAATGTACGAACAAAATTTATATAAAATAGTTCCTAATTATATTAAACAAAGTGTAATAAACAAAAAAAACCGTACAAACAAATGGGAGTACGGTTACAATAAAGAGCATGATGTTGTTGTTATTAGTAAGACTGGCAAGATTGGAGAAATATATGAAATACAAAATTTAAAGATTGCATTACCAGCAGTTGATAAAGTTTATTCAAGAGCTAGTAAAAAGGAAGAACAGTATTGGGAAAAAATACCATATCCTAAAGAGTTAGAAAAAATAAAGAATGTATTTGATTGGAATAAATATCCAGATCATTTTAAAGAACAGTGGTACGATTATGTAGATGCTGAGTTTAAATATAGAGATGAAGGTATTTATTTTAATAACAATGGCCTACCAACTTATGTAACAGGTACACATTATATGTATTTGCAATGGAGTAAGATTGATGTTGGTGCTCCTGATTTTAGGGAATCAAATAGATTATTTTTTATATATTGGGAAGCTTGTAAAGCAGACTCCCGTTGTTACGGAATGTGCTATTTAAAAAATAGACGTTCTGGATTTTCATTTATGTCCTCCGCTGAATTAGTTAATCAAGCAACTATGTCTAGCGATTCTCGTTTTGGTATATTATCAAAGTCTGGAGCAGATGCTAAGACAATGTTTACTGACAAAGTTGTTCCAATCTCCATTAATTATCCTTTCTTTTTTAAACCTATCCAAGATGGTATGGATAGACCTAAAACAGAATTAGCTTATCGTATACCTGCGTCAAAGTTTACTAGAAAAAAATTAGATAACAATGAAAAGGTACAAGAACTTACAGGATTAGATACTACTATAGATTGGAAAAACACGGGAGACAACTCCTATGATGGTGAAAAACTAAGATTGTTAGTGCATGATGAAAGTGGTAAATGGCTAAAACCTGATAATATATTAAACAACTGGAGGGTAACTAAAACTTGTTTAAGATTAGGAGCTAAAATCATTGGTAAGTGTATGATGGGTTCTACCTCTAATGCTTTAGACAAAGGAGGAGATAACTTTAAAAAACTTTATTTTAATTCTGATGTTACAAAAAGAAACCGCAACGGACAGACTAGCTCAGGATTATATAGTTTGTTTATACCTATGGAGTGGTCCTACGAGGGATTCATTGATACTTATGGAATACCTGTCTTCGATACTCCAAAAACCCCTATAAAGGGAGTTGATAACAATTGGATTGAATACGGAGTTATTGAGCATTGGCAAAACGAGGTAGATGGATTAAAAAACGATCAAGACGGATTAAACGAATACTATAGACAATTTCCAAGGACAGAACAACACGCATTTAGGGATGAAGCAAAACAATCATTGTTTAATCTTACTAAGATATACGAGCAAGTAGATTATAATGATGATCTTAAAAACTCAAGTGTTTTAACTAGAGGTTCTTTCCAATGGGAAAATGGCATACAAGATACTAGAGTAGCTTTTTACCCTAATAAAGATGGTAGATTCTTAATTTCCTGGGTTCCTGCTAAACATCTTCAAAACCGCGTAATTATAAAAAATGGACTTAAATATCCAGGGAATGAACATTGTGGTGCTTTTGGATGTGATAGCTACGATATTTCTGGAACAGTTGACGCAAGCAGAGGATCTAATGGTGCTTTGCATGGATTAACTAAGTTTACTATGGAAGATGTTCCTCCTAATCAATTCTTTCTAGAATATATTGCAAGACCTCAAACTGCTGAGATATTTTTTGAAGATGTACTAATGGCTTTGGTGTTTTATGGAATGCCTATATTAGCAGAGAATAATAAGCCAAGACTTTTATATTATTTAAAAAGAAGGGGCTATAGAGGATACTCTATTAATAGACCGGATAGGGTGTGGAATAAATTGTCTCCAGCAGAAAAAGAAATTGGAGGAATACCAAACTCTTCACAAGATATAATGCAAGCGCACGCTTCTGCTATTGAAACTTACATAGAAAACAATGTTGGCTTTAATGGTAATACTTATGGAAACATGTATTTTCAAAAAACATTAGAGGATTGGGCTAGATTTAATATAAACGATAGAACAAAGCATGATGCGTCTATTAGTTCGGGATTAGCTATAATGGCATGTAATAAACACTTATATGTTCCATCTACTCCTTATGAAAGACCAAAACAAGAATTAGGATTTAAAAGATACAATAATAACGGAGACAGTTCAAAAATAATATAATAAATGATTTATACTAACAGCAATAGCTCTTTTCCAAGCCAGGTAGTACCAGATGAAGAAAAACAAAGTTATGAATATGGCAAACTAGTAGGACAGGCTATTGAACACGAATGGTTTAATGGTAATACTGGAATAGGTGGTGCTAATGGTCGCTGGAATAATAACTGGCAACGGTACCATAATTTAAGACTTTATGCTAGAGGAGAACAATCAGTTCAAAAGTATAAAGATGAAATGGCTATTAATGGTGATTTATCTTATTTAAATATAGACTGGAAACCAATACCAATTCTGCCAAAATTTGTAGATATTGTTGTAAATGGTATTTCTAGTAGAAATTATAAAATAAAAGCGACTGCTCAAGATCCATATTCTGTTTCTCAAAAAACAAGATACACAGAGGCTCTAACACATGATATGCAAGCAAAAGAATTACTTGCCGAATTAAAGTCAAAATTAGGAGCTGATTTATATCAATCTGCTGATCCAAATAATTTACCAGAGGATGAAGAGCAATTAGCATTACACATGCAATTGAACTTCAAACAAGCTGTAGAAATTGCTGAAGAAGAAGTTATAAATAATTTTCTTTCCAACAATAAATATGATTTAATAAATAAAAGATTAAATTATGATTTAACAGTTTTAGGTATTGCTTGCGCTAAAACATCTTATAATCAAGCGAACAGTATTAAAATAAATTATGTTGACCCAGTTAACTTAGTATATTCGTACACAGAAGACCCAAACTTTTCAGATATATATTATGTAGGAGAAGTAAAATCAGTAAGCTTACAAGAGTTAGTTAAGCAATTCCCAAATTTAGATTTTGAAGATTTAAAGGAAATAGAAAAATACCAAGGTAATACTAGTTATACTAGAAACTACAATGGAGCTTATCAAGATGGTAATATAGTACAAGTATTATACTTTGAATATAAAACATATTCAAATCAAGTATTTAAAATAAAACAAACAGAACAAGGCTTAGAAAAAGCATTACAAAAAACTGATTTTTTTAACCCTCCTCCAAGTGATAATTTTGATGTAGTATCAAGAACTATTGAAGTGCTTTATACAGGCGCAAAAGTATTAGGGCATAACAAAATGCTAGAATGGAAATTGTCAGAACACATGACTCGTCCATTAGCTGATACAACTAAGGTTGAAATGAATTATGCAATCGTTGCTCCAAAGACTTATAGAGGACGTATAGAATCATTAGTAAGTAGAATCACTACTTTTGCAGATATGATCCAACTGACGCATCTAAAATTGCAACAGGTGCTATCTAAAATGGTTCCTGATGGGGTATTTGTTGATGTAGATGGATTAGCAGAAGTTGATTTAGGAAATGGTACAAATTATAATCCTGCTGAGGCTTTGAATATGTATTTCCAAACAGGTAGTATTGTTGGTAGATCCATGTCTCAAGACGGTGGATTAAACCAAGGTAAAGTTCCTATTCAAGAATTACAAACATCTGCAGGTGGAGCAAAA